ATAAACGCAGAATATAAGCATAAAACTCATAGACTTCAGAAAGAAAAATATCGAATTCTTAAGGAAGCTCAAGATTGGCAAGATGCTGCTTATTATTGGAAGTCTGAGGCGGATAAATTGCATAGATATGCAACGGATTCGTCTGATGCGGCTTTAGCTCAAGCAGACCAAAATGTCTATCATATTATTGAACAAGCTAGAGAAAATAAACGACGCGCATTAGAGGAAGGTGACACAGATTTAGCTGTGCAGGCTGATTTTGATCTTAGTACAGCTGTTGCTCGATTGGAGACAATCAAAAATAAGCAGACAGAAAGAGATTATGAAAAACAGAAGTATCTAAATGCCATTGAAGAAGCTGAAATTGCCAAGCAATATCAATATTCGGCACCTCCTATTGCTCAGTATACTCCTGAAGTAGATGTTCCTGTTGAAGCAGAATATTTAGTTAAAGCAAATCCTTGGATGAATCCTGCTAGGCCAGAATATGATCCAAATAAGGTTAATACTTTGTATCAATTTACAAAGGAATTGGATGAAAATTTATATAGGCAAGGTAGAGGGCATGAATATTTTTCACCAGCTTATATAAGTGAGGTAAATAATTTTATAAGAAGTAATTTTTCAGACTCTGATAGTAATAGATCAAATTCTAATAACAAATCAAATTACAATAATGTTTCTCCTGTAAGTAGGGGGAATTCGTCATATTCTAACTCAAAACCTAAAGAACGTTATGTTTTGACGGAGGATGAAAAGTTCATGGCCCGCAATGCGGGGTTGTCTGAAGAAAGCTGGTTGAAGCACAAAATAGAAGACATGAAGAAGAGAGGGGATAGAAATACTTATGGCCAATAAAAGAGAATACATTAAAGATAGATTCCAGGAAACACGAAAGTTTCAAGAAAGATCTGCTGAGGAAAGAGATGCAATTATTAAATCGCACTTAACTATGACTTCAAAGAATCTTCTAGATATTGATCCAAGTACAATTCCAGTTGATAAAGATTACTGTTATATTCGTGAAAGCCTTATGGGGAATCCAGATCATTATTCTTTAGACGAAGCTGCTATGAAAGGCTGGGAACCTGTTACATCGCAACACAGACCTGATTTAGCCTCCGCTTATAGTGGAGGAGGGCATATGCCGGCTTATATTAGACGCAGAGAGTTGATTTTACATCAAAGAGATAAGAAGTATGGGCAAATCGAAAGACAATCTCGTCAAGAGCAAACCAATCAGATGATGAATACTCTACCTGGTCAAGACCACTTTATGGATGATCCTTCTATGCCTATGAAGGTTATTCATAATAGCAGCAAGTATTCTTAAATATGGATGGTAAATAATGGAAAGCATAGAAAAAGAAAACAAAGAAGATTTTGAATCAAAAGATAAGAGCATTACAAATAAAATAGTAATTATTGATGTGCCTATAAAAGGTAAAAATTTTCAAATGCAGTTTGAGGAAGTAACAGAATAAAATGTCTACTTATACAAATATTTTTGGTGGGAATCAAGTTAGTCCAGCATTTAGTTCTTATGCTAACATAACATTGTCTGCAAATTTACAGTTGCAATGGCCAACTTCATTTCAGGATACGGCGAATGTTGTGGCTAGTATTATGGATGTAACGCCAACTGGAGCTGGATTGACTCTTACATTGCCGGCAGTTGCAACTAACCCAAGTCCTCCTGCTGCTCCTGCTGGAATTGTTTCTGTTGGCACCAATTTTATTATTAATAATCTAGCAACTGCTTATAGTCTCCAACTTAATACAGCTGATAATGCTCCTCTGCTCACAATTGTTCCTGGAACTGCGTATTATATTTATCTTAGTGATAATACAACGGTTGCTGGAACTTGGAGGAAATTACCTATAGCTTTGGGAGCTTCTGGTCCTATCACTAGTTTAACTATGACAGGAGATCCGAGTGGATCACTAACCATTACACCTGCTTCTATTACTTCTAGTGGGGGATTTTCGTTTATGTTATCTCCGAATCTGGATGCAGTTTCTGGGTTAGCAACTTCAGGGCTTGTGGCATACAATAGCGGAACTAAGACATTTTCGGCCGTCACTCTTATTAATGGGGGTAATATTTCCATTACAAATCCTCAGGGGATTTCCGGAAATCCAACCATTGGCTTGATAAATCCTTTCGTATCACCTGTTACGATCGGCAATATTGTGTTGTCTGGCCACACCATAACAACGACTCCGGCCCACACCAATCTGAATGTAGGCGATGGTTCTCAACAAGTTATCTTTTCTGCTAATTCAATCGATTCTCCTCAAGTTTTAATAGCGGCAGGGAATGTTAGTTCAAGTGGTGCTCCTAATTATCTAACTTCTAATGTGAGTGGAATAGTTAAACCAGCTATGACGACAGGAACGTATTTAATTAATTATACCAGCTTAACAGGAACAGCGGATGTGATAGTGGGATCATGTGCTCCTGTTGGTGGAACCATCTACTCATTTAATCCTGTTACAACATCGGCAATTTATCCTCAAGCAACTGTCTATACCTACAATATGAGTGTTAGTCCACCTGTTTTGGCTGATGCAGCTTTTACTTTTATGATTTGTTAATTATTCTTTACGCAATTGAGCAGCTTTACTGGCTCCTCCTTTTCTTCCTATGGCTACATATCCTTCATGTCCTAATTGAGCAGCTCTAGCGGCTCCTCCTTTTCTTCCTATGGCTACATATCCTTCGCGTCCTAATTGGGCGACTCTACTTGCTCCTCCTTTTTTCCCTAATTCCTTAACTCTTTCAGGCGACATCGCCGCAAATCCACGCTTCTGCTTTAGTACAGCCTGGTTGGGAGCCTCTGCATCCATTGAAACTTCGTTTTCTGTCTTTATTGTCATAGCTTTTTTTCCTTTTTGCCTATTGCGTTGGTTTTTTTATATACCAGTGTTTGTGCCTATTAGAAAGTTTAATTTTTCCCAAGTTTTCCCACGCATAAGCGAATTCATTCATTTTTTTATTGATAAATTTTATTGTCTTTTTTTGATTAATGTTGTTTAATATTAACTAATGTCGGGCGAGACATTAAATCGCTGGCTCAGATTTTAATCTGAGTGAGAGTCATACTCATAATATGACACGTCGAGCGAGACGGTCTTAAATCGCGAGGGGAGTTCAGCTCTCCGGTTCGCGGTATATCCATAAAATATCGAATATTAACATTGTGTTGGCTTTGCCAATTAATTTTTTATTATTTTATGGAGATATTCTATGTCTTATGGCACGAATGCGTCCCAAGGATTACAACCCGTCAGACGAATTGATGGGACCTTATGGAATGGCGCAACTAATGATTATCCTATTCCTAGTGGATATGCAACTTCTCTGTTTAATGGAGATCCGTTAACTTTTGTTGGAAATGGGAATGTTGGACTTGCTTATAGTCCGCCCAACACAAGCGTTAATCCTCCAATCGCGGCTTCGTGGCTTCCAATTATGGGTGTTTTTCAAGGAGTTAAGTATTATGATGTGAATAATAATTATGTCACAGCGGATATGTGGAAAGCTGGAACTGTAACCGTTAATGGTGGACCAGCTTTTGTAAGTGTTTGTGATGATCCTTGGGTTTTATTTAATATTCAGGTTTCGAATTATAATGCACTTACTTCTGGTGTTCGTCTTACAGATTTGTTTTTTAACTATAATGTTAGCGTGGGCGGAAGCGGAGTTTCTCCTGGTTTAAATCCATCTCCCCCAACAAATCCTCCTGCGGGTGATGCTTTTTCACAGAAATCAGGTTTTTATTTAGATTATTCTACCTCAACAACTTCTTCAGCTTCTGTATTTAAGGTTATTTCCTTAACTCCACAACCTGGAAATATGTTTGCGGTAGCAGAACCTGCTATTAATGGAACATTGGTTGGGCCTGGTGCTTATAATAATGTACTGGTACTTGCAAACAATCATCTTCTAAAGAATGCAAGTCCAGGACAAGGTAATTTTAGTGGTCCTTTAACTGGTTCATTTACCGTAGCTGGAGTGGGGTCTCCGCCATTAACACCGGCGGTTCCTTTTCCTGTAAACAATACTGCGTTTCCCGTTGCTGGGCCCACCTCTGGTTTTATTCCTGTTCAGCTTGTTCTTCCTGAAGCTCCTAGTGTTGGATCTGGCATTGTTTTGGATCCTGTAATTGCGGGACTAATAGATATTCCTTATTCAGGATCTTATTTAGTTAATGCAACTGCACAGATTGAAAATACGACTGGAGGACCTACCCAATTCTTTATGTATGCTGTTGTTTATAATCCAACTACAAATGCATACGTTGGTTCTACTTTAATGGATTTCTCCATTACTGGAGGAACAGGAGACAACATGCAGGGAGCTGTAGTAGTTCCTCTTCTATCAGCGGCCAAAATAGGAATTGTGATTTGTACTAATAATGGTGGAACTGGGCAATTTCAAGAATTCAATTCAGTGACTGGTTCTTATGTGACTTTTGTTCAAGTTTCCAGAATCGCTTATTAAGGAGTAATAAATAATGGCAATTAATACTGGCGAAATAGCGAATCTATTAAGACCTGGACTCGCTGCCGTTTTTGGGGACTATCCAATGTACCCCGCACAATGGTCTGAATTTTATGAAGTATACGAATCCGATAAGGCTGTTGAAATCGAAGTCGAAATGAAGATGTTGGGGCTTGCTCAAATTCGAGCTGAAGGCGCTGCAACTGCTATGGACGATATGGGTCAAAGAATTATCACAAACTATGTGCATAAGTACTTGGCTCTTGGTTTCATTATCACAAGACAGGCTTTGTTGGATAACCTTTATAAAACAAGGTTTCCACTTCAAGCAAAGGCACTTCGAAATTCTATGGCTCAAACCAAAGAAGTTCTTGGAGCTGCTGTTTTGAATAATGGATTCAATGGGGCATTCCCGATTGGTGACGGGCAGCCCGTTTTCAGCACTTTGCACCCAATTGATACTGGAGTTTTGAGCAATACATCTGTAGCTGCTCAATTGAGTGAAACCTCACTCGAGACTGCGATTACACAGACTCAACAATTCCGAAATCAAGCTGGATTGATCGTTATGACGAAACCTCAGAAATTGATTGTGCCTCCACAACTTCAATTTACTGCTTGTCGTTTGCTTGAATCTTCTTTCAGAACTCAAACAGCTGATAACGATATAAGCGCGATCTACAATCTGTCTGCAGTCCCTCAAGGGTATAGAACCAATCAATTTTTGACGAGTCCGACCGCATGGTTCTTGTTCACTGATGCACCTGACGGTTTCAAGCATTATGTTCGTGAAAAAATCGAAACTGATGTCTATACCGATTTTGCAACAGACAACCTTATGGCGAAAGCAGTTGAGCGGTATTCCTTCGGTGTCTCTAACCCAAGAGCCGCTTACGGAAACATGGGAGCTTAATATATGAGACCCGTTATATATAATTGGCCTGCAGAAAATCCTCAAGCTTTGATGGTAAATCAAACTGTAACTGCACCTGGAAACATTCCTTTAAATGGACCTTATGGGCTTCAGCCATTTCCAGGATTTTCTAGGACAGTTACGGTTTCATCGAGCACAGGAGCTTTTCCAGGATTCCAATTTACTATAACGGGCTTATATCAAACGCAACCATTAACTGTTGTCTTTCCAAGTACTGCTTTAGTTGGAGGTTCATTCGAAACTACAGCTTATTTTGATGTAGTTACCTCTATTTCTATTGTTTCAACAGGGGGAACTTTTCCTCTTCCTCCGACTTTTAGTGCTGGGTGGGGAGTAACGGGACATACTCACTACTTTGTATGGAATACATATACTAATCATCCCTCTTCCTCAACTGCAGTTCAAGTTGTTGTTAATGGAGGAGGAACAATAGCATATGGTTGTTTTGGATCTTTATTTGATCCATCCTTGGTTTATCCGCCTACTTATCTTGATGGTGAGCCACCTACATTGCCCAATAGTTATCTTGTGAATGCGGTTTCAACAATGGCGTCTGGGACAACTATATCGGCATTTGGATATGCCAGCCTTTTGAATTATATAGCTATTTTTGTTGAGGCAGGCCAACCCGGAACGAACTTTACAGCAATATTTTGTCAGCAAGGAATTTAATAATGAGTAGAGCAAAGAAAATGTGGATTCAAGGTGCGATTAAAAGCCCAGGAGCGCTTCACAAGCAATTGCATGTGCCAGCTGGCCAAAAAATCCCTGAGGGAAAGCTAGAGAAGGCAGAGAATTCTAAAAATCCTCTTTTGAGAAAGAGAGCAAATCTCGCTGAAACTTTAAAGGGGTTCCACAAGGGGTAGTCACTTATTGACTTATTTGTTTGGGAAATTATTAAATAATGCCAACTGCTTCGAATTCTTATAATTTTGAAAATACAATTGTTCAGCAATTCATTGATGATGCATTTGAAAGAATTGGCATTCTTCCTGATTTAATTACGGCCGAACAGATTCAATCAGCTCAAAGAAGCGCGAATCTTCTTTTGTCTGAATGGATCAATAAGGGATTAAACCTATGGAGCACTAATATTGAGATGATCAATATGGTGCAAAATAAGGCTGTTTACGAGCTTCCTATCCCAACTAGTAAGGTTTTAGATGTTTGCAGAAGAACTAGCACGCGTCAATTGAATGGGACGGCTTCTTCCTATATTCCACCTTCAACAACTCCTAATGGAATCGCTAAAAATGCATTTGATGGGGATCCTACAACTTCTTGTATGCAAACGTTGCCTAATGGAGCTATTCAATATGATTATGGTCAAAATCCAACAACTCCTCCGACGCCTATTCAGATATGTTTGTCTTTAGTTGGTGTACAATCAAATGAAGACGCCAATTACAAGTTAGAGTTTGAAACTTCAAATGATGGAACAAATTGGAATTCTGCCCAAGCTCTTTCCGTACCTTATTCTTATCCTCCTAATAATTCTCCTGCTTTCCCTAAGGGGCAAATAATTTGGTTTAAGTTGTTTAATACAACGGGATATAGATATTTTAGGATTGTTGAGACTGATGGATCAACATTAGATATACAAGAACTTTATTTTAATAATAATCTTCAAGATATTATCTTAGGTGAAATATCAAGATCTGAATATTTAGCTTATCCTCAAAAAGATCAAACAGGGATTCCAACTACTTATTGGTTTGATCGTCAAATCAATCCTTTGATTCATTTGTGGCCTGTTCCTTATCAATATTATAATGCGGTTGCTTCTCCTTTGAATGCAACTCCTCAAAATTTGACTCTTCTTTTTACAAGAGTTCGAATGTTGGAAGATATTGGTTCCTTCTTGAATCTAGCTGAGGTTCCTCAAAGATTTTATGAACCTTTGGTGGCGGGAATCGCGTTCAAGATTGCCGTTAAATATGCGCCAGACAGAATACAAACATTGAAAGCTCTTTATGACGAGGCTTTTGCATTGGCAGCCTCTGAAGACAGTGAACGTGTTCCTCTGCGCATTGATGGAAGCTACTTAAGAGAATGGGTGGGGATTAACTAATGTCTTATCGTCCTAAAGGTAAAAATGTTTTCATTAATCCGGAAGATCCGGTCGGTGTTGCTCTTTGTGACAATTCTGATTTTGTTTATCAACATCAACAGCTCAATAAGCAGCTTGAATGGCGTGGGAATGCTCTTATTTGGACTGGTTTTTTAGCAGCTGGAGATCATTTGGATGTTCCTAATGAACAATTGAGACCTCCTCTCTTAAAGCCAGATCCGGTCCCTTTAACTAATCCACGCTTCCCTCAAGAAATAACGACGAATTTGGTTAATTGGGCGATTGATTATCCCCCTTATTCAAAGGTAACCACGACGTCAAATTTTTATGTAGTTCCACCGCCTGCTCTTCCAGAAAACGTACGACTGACGCTTCTGCAAAATGCTCAATGGCAAACTCAACCTTAAAGGAGATAATAAATGGCAATCACCACTCTACCGACTGCTCAGCACCCAACTCATTTAGATAGGCTTGCCGTAGGTCCTTATGGAACGCCCGATGTTCCTAATACTATTTTGCAGCTGACATCAGATGATTCTGCCTTTCTGTTGCCGAATTTGACTACAGCGCAAGCAACAGCTGCGTTTTTGAATCTTGTATCTGATCCAACAGGTGCAACTACGCAAAATGCTGCTGCTGGTATGGAAATATTTGTGACAGATGGAACTGGTGGATCGGGTGGATCCAATTTGTTCAATCATGGGCAGGGAGTCTATTACTGTTCTCAAACATCAGCAGGCCCTCCTCCTGTATTTACATGGACAAAGTTTGGAACTGGTGGTGTAGGATCTCTTCCAGGGCCTGGCGTCATCGTAACTGATGGTGCTGGAAACCCAAGCGCTATTTCAATGTTGGTTACACCTGGAACAAATAATATCGGACTGGGTGTGGGATCTTTATCAGCGGTTACAACAGGAAGTAATAACGTTGGTTTTGGTTTTAATGCATTACATACCATTACAACTCAATCGGCTAATATCGCAATCGGTGTTCTTGCTCAGCAAAATGCCACAGGTCAAGGAAACGTTGGAATTGGAGGAGGAACGCTTCTAGCTGTTAGTGGATCAAGCAATGTTTCCTTAGGAAATAGTTGTTTAACTCAAACCACTCTTGGAAGCTTTAATACAGCAGTTGGATTTCAGGCATTAAATGCTAACATCGGAATGGCTTTGCCAAGTGCTGTTGGATGGAACAATACAGCTATTGGGTCTAATGCAGGTTTAACGCAAAGTACTAACTCTAATTGTACTTTTGTTGGATCTGGCTCAGATGCGATTTCACCAAACTTAACAAATGCAACCGCCATTGGTGCTTCTGCTACTGTTTCTACTTCTAATACACTGGTTTTGGGAAGTACAGGAGGAACAGGAACCAATGTTGTTGTTGGAAACACAACTAATGACTTTGCGAATCTAGCTATATTTTCTATCTTTTCTACAGTTAAGGGTTTCTTGCCCCCTCAGATGAGTCAGATGAATCGTACAACTATTAGCGCAATTCCAGGTAATGTGCCTGATGGTTTGCTTGTTTATGATATAACCAATCATGCTCCTTATTATTGGAACGCAAATACGCTTGCTTGGGTTCCATGGGGAACTGGTGGAGGCTCTGGAACCGTGACGTCGGTTGGGACAGGAACCGGCTTGACAGGTGGTCCTATTACCACTAGTGGAACCATCTCTCTAGCTAATACAGCTGTTACTCCTGGCACCTATACTCTTGCCACTGTCACTGTAAACGCTCAGGGACAGATTACCTCGGCAAGTAATGGATCTGCTGGTTCTGGAACAGTAACCAGTGTTGGAAGTGGAACAGGATTGTCAGGAGGACCTATTACCTCTAGCGGAACGCTTTCAATTGCTAATACAACTGTAACGGCTGGAAGTTATACGAATGCCAATATCACGGTAAATGCTCAAGGTCAGCTTACAGCGGCAAGCAATGGAAGTGGTGGAACAACTCCGACAACTGGTTCAGGAACCCTAACTGCTGGAACATTAACTGTTTCAGCAACTCAAGTAACTGCAAGTTCTAAGATATTTACGACAAACACAACATTCGGAACAGGCGTTGTTGGCATTTTGAGTATTTCATCTCAAACTCCAGGAACAGGATTCGTTGTTACTTCGTCTTCTTCTACTGATAATAGTTCTTTTGCATGGGTAATAATTGGTTAAAGGAAATAAATAATGTCTGCATATTTAGTCACACAGTTAACTGCCACTCAAATCGCAGCGCTGACTCCAACAAATGGAATGGTTATTTATAATACCACGACGAATCAATTCCAGTTCTATCAGAATGGAAGCTTTTTAATAGTTACGGGTGGAATTGTAACCTCAGTTGCAAGCGGAACTGGTTTGACGGGAGGACCTATTACTTCCAGTGGAACGCTTTCGATAGCCAATACAGCAGTAACACCAGGGAGTTACACCTATACGTCTTTAACGGTAAATGCGCAGGGCCAGATCACCGCTGCGAGCAATGGAACAGGACCAACTGGAACCGTGACGTCGGTTGCGACAGGAACGGGGCTTACTGGTGGTCCGATCACTACGAGTGGCACTATTTCTTTAGCAAACACAACAGTGACGCCTGGGACCTATAATCTTGCAACCGTGACAGTGAATGCTCAGGGGCAAGTGACTGCTGCCAGTAATGGCACTGCTTCAGGATTAACTTATGGTGTTGCAGGACCTTTAGTTGCTGGAACTCTGACGGTTAATACAGCAGATGTTCAAACAACTTCATCATATTCAGTTACTTATCAAACTTTTGGAGGCATTCCGGGAGCTTTGAGTGTGAGTTCGTTCGTTGCGGGAACAAGTTTTACTGTT